GGTAGAAACAGCCCCAATATACGGGGAAAACTATATACACGGTGGAAGATTCCTTTCGGTAATCCACTCGGAAAAGAAATGAAATTGTCTAAAACAAACTCATTTCGGGAAGCTCGCGGCCAGTGACACTTCGAAGATTCTGAAGAGGAATATCAGCAGATTCATCATCACCTGCCAAGTCGACTCCAGCAGTGCGAAGAGCACTAAGCTTTCGGGAGAACGCGAAATTTGGCATGACATTGTCGTGAGCATCTACGGCTCCTGTAATCGCATAAGGAAGCAATCCTTCAAAATCTCCATGAGTCACCAACCAAATGGCGGCCTCACAGGATGTTCCTGCAACCAAGGGACCAGGTTCACGTTGAATCCTTCCGTCCTTAAATGCGTCGATGGAAATGGGAAATAGATATACGTCAGAACCGATTGCATGAGGATAAACACCCCCTTGCCATCCATGAACGTATTTACCATCCAAGGAAGGGGTTTTGACACCCAAATCAACGCCGATGCGGTTCTGAGACGCCAAATACAATCTGACACCTTTCAAGGTTCCGTCAGCTCGTTCGATGATGACAGGGAAAGCAACATATCGAGATGAAGCCTTGCGAACTACCCTATCCATCGCCAGAGCACGGTCACCACGCCAGATGTCTGCGGCGTACGCCTTATCCCCGTCTTCGACAGATTCGTTCAAAGGTAACGAACGGGCACACAAGTCAGCCAAAAAGAAAAGATCATGCAAAGGAGCGAGCGTATTAGGAGGCGGTGTAAGAAGAAACGGAAGATTTAAAAAATCCGAAGCCACAGCACGATCGCCGGGTTCGAACTTGTCACGATCGGCCAAGACCTGCTGCAAGCGGTCATCAGCATAGGCTTTAGATGAGGCCATCCCGAGACGCACTCGTGGATCATAACCAGCGGACAACACGGGATCACCACTCGCGGCAATTCCCAAGTATCGGTTAGCCAAAGCTGGAACAGCCTTTTCAATGTAGTTTGCACCCTTCTCGGCCAACTTTCCAAGAATTGGAGAGAAAGTCCGTTTAAGCATGGCAATAAAATCTGAACCTGAATAGGCCAATGCTTTCTCATGTATGGTGACGTCGGCAATTTCGGCAAAGTAAGGTTTCATGGCTTCATAATCATCCAAGTGGTATATTGACCTAATTCCAAACATCTTTCTCGAATTCATTACGTCACGTAAGTACTGTAGTTCCTGGATGTCACCTCTCGCGGCCGTCACAGGAAGATTTTGACGCAGTGTAGGATTGGGAAGCATCTCGAAATTCGAAACACCACTAACCGTGATAACAGCATTGGCGGTCAGCCCGGAATAAGTAATGAACTGAATAGGCTGGTTGACACCTTTTCTGGCTCCGACCTGTGCCTTAAAGGTACTCGAAAGCCCAAGGGACCCAGCTGCTATGGCCAAAGTGGGAGTGATCCGAACAAGAGTCTCAATGGCGCCGACAGGACCAGCCAATGCGTTGTTAGAGGTGTTGTATGACCTAGCCCATGTCACAGAAATTTGTTGCCCGGCATTTGCCACATATAGCCCACTCCAGCCATCGACCGCAATGGTGTTTCCAAAAGGATCCAAAATCGTAAACTGAATGTTCACATTGACATTATTAGCTGCGACAATGTTAGAAAGAATTAAATTGTACTGCAAATTCAACCCAGCTGAACTATCGATGTTCTTAGTGCCCTGAAACACAGTAGTCTGAGTATTCGCAGCGACGACAAATCCAACATTCCTGCCAGTCCACTCATATTCCAGACTCTGGGAATCGTCAGAAATAGCGTTGACCGTATCATTTTCATTTCCAACAGTCACCGAGCCGGGAGAGCGGTCCCCAAGACGAGTCATGGGTTCCCCAAAAGCAGCAGGGAGGGACAAACAAGCAACACCTTTGGAGAGAAGACCGTTACCAAGCTTGTCAAGGGGATTTACAGTGTTGGCCAGAATTCCGTTGTACAAAAAGGCCGTGTTCAAATTGGGAATTTCGGTGATCGTTCCGACAGAAGTAACAGCATTGAAGGTTCCTGACAATGAGAAATTCGTGGTCGAAATGGTGTTCGAAAATACTTTAACAACCTGCGAAACACGTCTAGCGTAGTCGTACGAGTCTTTCAACGTTTGAGCAGTGTATAATCCGCGTTCAAAAATGTATCGATCAACTCCATTCCAAACATAGTGATACCCAATCAAGGACGTCGGATGATTCGGATAAAGAATTATGACTCCAGTACCACTGTTTGCCGCGGGCATGTTATAAGTGACGGACTCCTGTTTCGTGTACTTTTGAATGAAAGCGTCGTCAGGCATAGGAACGGGCCCTTCCTCGGGAATGAGAACCGAGCGGAGGTAATTAGCCTTCCCCATAAAAGCAAAATCGTGGGAACCGTCACTCGCTTGGGCAATCAATTCTTTCCGATTTTCCTGAGCGACCTGTTCAGCCTGTTTGATAACATTTCGTGCATCAAGGTAGGTTTTCCGAATTTTCTTTAACTCTTCCAACCCGACCTTGTTCCTGTCCTGACGATCCTTCACCACCTGCTCGAGGCGGGGGCCGGAGGCATTGATCTGAGTATTAATCGACTTCATCTTTTTTTGGTCGGATCGCCTCTGGCGTAATTTCAATTGTCGAGCAGTAGGAACGGGCGGATCGGCGGCCAAAGCACGATCGGAAGCCATAGCAACGTCACCCTCCTCATCGACCAACTGAGACGTCGGAAGAACAGAAATATCAAAACCGGGCTCCTTGGGAAGAATCTGAACGGCTGTTCGAGACAATCCGAAAACCCCTCGAACCGCGTCAAGGACGTTGAACAACGGAGCGGGAGAATAGAGACTGGGAAAAGAAAGAACAATTCCCCATTTGGAAAAGGCCTCGGACTTTTCTCTCCAACATTGAGGGAGAAGAATTTCGTATCCGTTCAAACTTCCAGTGACACCCGCACGACTATGCCCTTTAAACGTCCCATTGGCGGCCAACCAGACGGCAGCCTCCATAGAACGTCCTCGGACAGGTTCAGATTGAATAACCTGAATCTTGCCGGCCTTGAAGGAAGCAGGACTGGCACGGAAAACGTAAATGTCTGTTGACAACTCCAAGTCGTAATCAGAATCAGGGAGGGCTCCAAAGACAAATCCCTTCTTCATTTGAACAGCATTCGGGGAAGAAAATCCGTCAGGACGATAAGTTGCTGCGCACCAAAACTCAACCCGCTGGGAGACGGAATCAATGACCGGAAAAGGAACCACACGTCTAACCACGGCGACAGGCTCGACACTGGCCACCTTGGCTGCCCTCCCACAAAAGTGCAGAGGGGGCGTCAAGAACCCTTTTCCCTTCTGAAAAGGCCACGAACCCGAGTAGTCAATAGAAGGCCACCCAGGCTTGTAGTAATTCTTTTCCTCAACACACCCAGCACAACGGGGAGAACGCAGATGCACCGGTTTCTGTTGTGAACCTACGCGACCCTGGGTCGCCGGTTCCATTAGTGAACCACACTCACACCTCTCCTGGTCCGAACTTATTCTCATAGCACAGTCGCGATGGAGACTGTGGCCACAAGGAAGAGTGACCCGGAAATCGTGGAGCGGAGATGAACAAGCCTGGCACTCGGAAGCGTCCCTAAGCTTTTCAGCTCTAACTTGTTGGGCAAGAGTTTGAGACAAAACAGCGTCGCCACGTCTGGCAGCAACGTGAACAGGCAAATAATCGACACGTCCGTTGAGTGTCTCAATAGATGCCTTTATCATATTGTAATCGCTTTGATATCTCGTCACCAAACCTCGCAGTTCCCGTAACCTTGCTGATTTTTCTTTGTCAGGCATTGAAGCATCCCGTTGGAGCTTCTGGATCTCAGTCAAACCAAGTTTTAATTTGTAGAGAGCACGGGTACACAGTTCAGGAAGGGGTTCATTGTCTTGTAACCCGATCACTCCAAAAGACCTGAGCTTAGCCTTAGCATTAGACTCGGCAATTTGTTTTTTCAAAGACATTTTGTCAGTGAGAGACTGTGTTTTCTAATCGTTTAATTTTAGATTGGGTTTTACACAAGTAGCTTTGTCAACGTGCTATTAAGCGGCGTTCCGGCTGCGCCCAGAGGTAATAAACGTAAACGTCTATCCAGTAGATGTGCCGACTACTTAGAAGTATGAGTTTTCTACTCTCAC